GCCAGAACCCGATGTCAGCGTCCACGCGGCCGTCGCCGTAGCTGCCCTGTGGGTCTGCCTGTTCGTAGAACCACGGCTTCTTCATTCGCTTGAGGGCTGCCGTCGAGATGATCGTGCAGCCGAAGTGCGCGCTATCGACTTGCTGCACAGGCTCGGCAAACCATGTAGCCGGCAGGGTGCTGGCACCGCCCTCGGGCGGATTGTCGAGCGTGCCCAAGAGCGTGAGCATCGGCCGCCCGTCTTCCCGTTTCACCTGCAGCGGCGCGAGTGCGTCACACTGGAACGCCAGAGCCATAGCGAACAGCTGCTCGATGTCCTGCCGGGAGACGAACGTGTCGTAGTCGAGCGTGATGATGTACTCGCACTGGTCGACGAACTGTTCCATCATCCGCGTGAGCACCTGGCTCCAGAACGCACCCTGGCCGAGCGTGGGCCGGATGCCAAGTGGCATCAGGGCTTGAGCCCAGCCGAACAGGTTGGCCAGCGGCCCGAACCTCGGGCCAGACAGAATCGCTTCCGCACGGATCTCGACCTCGGTGCCGCCGACCTTGATAAGCACAGGCAAACTCCAAAAGAGAACGGGCGGTTCTCGCGTGAGAACCGCCCGTTCAGGATTGCACTGCTGTCAAGCTGGATCAGACGCCACGGAGGGCGATGACCGGGCCGGCGACCGTCGAGCTGCCGATCGTGTGGTGGGAAATTCCCACCCGAGCGATCGCACGGATGACGGTCTGATCGGACAGGAAGTTGACCTGGTCGCTGCTCTGGATCTCCAGACCCGCACGGGTGCCGTAGATCGAGGAGTTAGCAAGATCGCCGTAGAGGGCCATGACCTTGCCGGTGGCATCGTCGCTGCCCGGAAGCTGGTCGGTGAACACGACCGGCGAGCCGAGGAACGTGAGGCCGAGGCCCTGCGACAGGCCGACCGAACCACCTTGGTTCAGGTCGAGAGCCTGCATGCAGGTCGCGAAGAAGTACGGCGAAACGTACCACTTGGCACCAGCCCGACTGTGCTGCGGCACGGCAGCCATCATCGCGAGCAGGTTCGCCTTGGTCACCTCGTCCGGCGTGTCGCCGGCCGCGGCCACGAGCGACGCCGCGTAGTCGTAGGTCGTCACCTCGCTCGCCGTGGTGGTCTTGAGCAGACCGCCAGCGTACGAGGTGACGATACCCGCGACACCCGGAGCGTTGCTCGGGTTGCCGAGCCACGCGGCCGTTTCCACGGCGTTGCTGATGCCGAGGGCCAGCTCCGCAGCCACCCAGTCGGCGATCGACACGATCGAGTCCTGAAGCAGCTCGGACGAGATGACCACGGCCGCCGCCAGTTTCTTGGCTGTCACGGTCACCTGGGTGGCGTTGGGATCGGCCGGAGTGATCGCGGAGTTCTCCGAGATCCATGCGGCCGAGTTACCCGCCGTGCGCTTCGGGAAGAGCACCACGTCGCTGGGCATCTGGATCGACGTGGCGTTCTGTGCGAACGCGGAATAGGATTCGACTAAGCGCAATACGGTAGACGACAGGATGTCGGGCACGAAACTCGCCCCGCCGCCGGACGCACCACCGAGGGCACGCACCTCGACGCCGTGGTCTTCGCACCACCGCTTGGCGTGAGCGTCGCCGCTCTTCGCCTTGAACCACATGCCCGCTTTGTAGGCGTCCTCGGCCTTGCCGAACGCACGGAGTCGACCGGAGAACGGAACCGCCTCGACGCGTGCCTGCTCGCTGCGAGCCTCGGTCGCATCAGGCGCCGGCGTGCAGCGGTCGACCACCGCCCGGAGGTTCTTGGCCGACTCGGCCACGTTCTTCTCGAAATCGATCTTCTTGGAGAGCTTGGAGGCGTCGGCCGTCAGCGTCTCGAGCTCGAGGTCGCGCTCGGCAATCTTGTCCGCGTCGCCTTCGATGGCTCGCACTGCGTCGATCCGGTTGGCGAGGGCAGCCGCCTCGTCCTGAAGCTTCTTGAGGTTGTCCATGTGTCGTGAGACTCCTGCGGCGGTATTGCCGATGAGTCCACGATGCCCGCATATGGGCACTCCCTTGCAGTTAGAAGGGCGTGCGGCGTTCTACCGTAGAACACGACGGAACACGGCGTCGGCCTTCACAACGCATTTACAGCGGGCTCCGCACTTGCGGCACTGCATGTACCGCAGCTGCTGCTCTCCCACGGCGCGGCTGCTGATCGTCCGCAGTTTGTCGCCGCATTTGCACTGCCGCTTCTCAGACATTCCGAAGCCTCAGAGCCGCGGCAGTCGCCGCATCACGGGCCAGTGATCGCACGGCCACAACGGATGCTACAGCCTCGGGCTGCGACTGTGCAGCCAGCCATGCCTCGTACGAACGCATCGCCACGCCTGCCGACGTGCTCGGGTACGCGGGCACCAAGACCGGACCAACGTCGTAGAGTCCCGACACCTCGCGGATCTGCCGCACAGCCTTGCCGTCGTCGCCCTGGCGGAAGCCCTCGCCAGCCTTATCGACTGTGAACGCGAACGACGAGCCGCGAACGTCGCGCCGCTGGATCAGCTCCATCACGTCGGCCCGGCTCACGGGTGGCGTTACCACGTACCGCAGGCCCTTGTCGTCGGACGAGAGCTCGAGCGTGCCGCTGGATGTGCGGCCCAGAACGATGTTGCTGTCGTGGTTGAATAGCGCCACAACGTCCTGGCGGCCTCGCTGCCGGGTCAGGATCTTGTCGAAGGCACCGGGCAGGATCTCCTCCCGGAAACCGCCCAGGTCGAGCGAGAGCCGGTTGTAGACCGCAGCGTATCCGATGATCGCAGCCCGGCCGTCGGCCCGGCTCTCGACGATCAGTTCGTTGTCTTCCTCAAAAGCGAAGTCGCGGCGTTCAATTTCCATCGGTAGCGTCCTCCTCGGATTGGTCTTCGGCGTCGTCGGCTGGGCTTGCCTCATCCTCGGCCGGCGGCTCGGGCATCGGCTCTGGTGCCGGTGGATCTTCGCCCACCTTGTCGAGCGTGGTCATGTTCAGCTGCACGAAGTGCTTGTCGCCTTCCGGCCCGATCGGGTTCAGGTTCTCAAGCTCGCGGATCTCGTTGATCGTCATCCAGCCATTTTGCAGTGCCGACACGTAGTAGGCCGACCGGCTGGCGTGATCACCACGCAGCAGGCCGCTCACGCTGTGCTCAGCGAAGTACCGCTCGTCGTCCACGATGAGGTCACGGCTGATGGCAGCCTCCCACCGCTTCAGGTGCGGCAGCAGGCAGTGCTGGACGAATTCCGTCCCCTGCACCTCGATGTTCGAATACGTCGAGCGGGTCAGGTCTTGGATCATGTGCGGCGGCACACGGAACGCCCGGCAGATCTCGATGACCTGATACTGCCGGGTCTCAAGGAACTGCGCCGCCTCATTGCTGCCGCTGAGCTCGTGGGCCTTCACGCCGTTCGGCAGCACGGCCGTGCGGTGTGCCCGGTCCGGCCCGCGGTGCATCCGCTCCCACTGCTCCCGGAGCCGCTCCGACGCTTCGGCCGGGATCGGGTTGTCAGACTCCAGGACAATGCCGGGCCGGGCACCGTTGCCGAAGTACGTGGCACCATGAGCCTCCAACGCTTGGGCCAGGCCGATGGCATTGCGGAAAAGCTGGTACGTCGGCACCGGACGGATACCGTCCTCGGTCGTAAACCGCAGGGCAAAGATCTGATCCTGCGAATAAATCGTCTGCCGGCCGTTCGGCTCGCGGTAGCGATACCGTACCGTGCCGTCTTCCAGACGCTCGGCCTCCATCCGCGAGGAGTGCAGCGGCCACAGCTCCGAGACCGCACCTCGAGCACCTGGGCGGATCTCCGCGTAGGACGCGCCGTAGTGCAGATACATGCCGGTCATCCAATCCCGAAACTCTTGAGCCGTCTGCCACGGGTTCGGCTGCATGTGCAAGAGCCGGTAGACCGGGTTCGACGGGGCCTTGGCCTTGCCGCCGTTTGGCAGCCGCTCGTAGACGTGGAGCGGCAACGAGCTCACAGCGTCAGAGATGACCCGTATGCACGCCGTGTAGGCCGAGCAGGCCATAGAGTTGTCGGCAGTGACGCGGATGCCAGACGGCGTCCGGCTGCCGCCATCCCCGTGCCACTCAATGCCACGCAGGTCGATCATTTTGAAGTCGGCGGCAGCGTTCTCGCTCATAGCGTGATAATGTCCCAGGATTGTGCGGGCGCTGGTGCAGTCGATGTCGCGTGAATGCCGAGGGCCATGATCAGGGCGACGATGCCGTCGATCCGCTCAGTGCTCTTGGCCTTCGATGGTTTCTTGTTGCCCTGGTGATCGCTCTGGACAGCCACGCTGGCAGCCTGCCACGCCAACACCGGGTGCCCGCCGTGCAGCAGTTTGCCGCCCACGACGGCAGCCTCAAGTGCAGCCGTAGGGCTCGACATTGAGCCGTATCCCTGCCCAAATCCTAGGACGTTTATGCCCTCGCCTTGCAGTTGACCCGTGATCTGGTGGGCGTTCCATCGGTCGATCGCCACCTGTCGGATGTTGTATTTCTTTGACAGAGCCACGATGTCGGCTCGCACCTGGTCGAAGTCGGTGACGTTGCCGGGAGTCAGGTGCAGCTTGCCTGCCTTCGCCCACACGTCGTACGGCACACGGTCCCGCTTCACACGGTCCCGCATGTTCTCTTCGGGAATCCAGAAATGCGGCTCCACCCAGAAGGTGCCATCCTCCAGCGGGAACAGCAGGCAGAAGCAGGTCGTGTCGTACGTGGTGGCAAGGTCGAGGCCGGCGAAGCACTCGCGGCCGTCGAGCATCACCGGGCACGGCTTGTCGCCCTGAGCCCAGTGGGACATTTGCAAGAAGCGTGTGTCCTGCTCGGTCCACATATTCAAGTGGAGCCGCTTGAACGTGTTCTCCTCGGTCGGCATGTCCTGTGCCCGCTTGCACCGTACGCGGAGGTCGTCGAGCTTCACGCTCACGCCGAGGTTTGGGTTCGCTTTGCGCCACGTATCCTCGGCCGTCCAATCATCTGCCGGCTCAGCTGCGTAGATCGCGGGCAGGAAGGTCGGGTCTTTGATTGCCCCGTCCCGCACAGCCAGGGCGTACCGCCAAAGCTCCCAGCAGATGCTCTTGCGATCAAAGCCCGCCGTGGTGATCGCCACGCACAGCGGCTGCCGCCTGGCCCCGGTGCTCGTGGTCATCACGTCCCAGAGCTCGCGGTCGGGCTGAGCGTGCAGCTCGTCGAATATAATCCCGTGAGCGTTGAGCCCGTGCTTCGTGAACGCCTCGGCGGACAGGGCCTTGTAGGTCGTGTGCGTGTCCTCTCGCACGATCGAGTTGCGAAAGACTCGCAGCCGGCTCCGCAGCTTGGGCGAGTTCTCGACGCAGACCTTTGCCATCTCAAAGACCAGGCGGGCCTGATCCCGGTCGGCTGCACACGAGTAGATCTCGGCCCCCGGCTCGCCGTCGAACATCAGCTTGAGCGCAATGCCAGCACACAGCGTGCTCTTGCCGTTCTTGCGAGGGATCGCCAGCAGGCTAGTACGGTACTGCCGCACCTCGCCGTTCATCGTGCCGAAAAGTTTCGACACGTAATCCTTCTGCCACTGCTCGAGCACGAACGCCTTGCCGCCGAGCTCGCCTTTGCTGTGCGTCAGATTCTCCTCGAAGAACCGGACGGCGATGTCGGCCGCCTTGGCATCAAGCGAACATGCGGGCGTCGTCTTCGTCTTCCTTCGGGCCTTGGTCAACGGATGAGACCCTCGCCAGTGCAGATGCTGTGAGGCCAAACTCGGACGCAAACTTGAGCATCTGATTTCGTGCGTCACGCTTCCTGTTCCACGCCGGGTGATTGCTCACCCTACCTTTGTCGTCTAGTAGCGTGGTGCCGTTGGCCTTGAGCTCCTGGTCGGCCTGCACCATGTCGGCAAACGAGTCGCAGTAGGCGGCGAGCGTCTGCTGGTGACGCGGCGACATGACCTTGGACGCCTCAAGCATCGGCACGATCCGGTGCCACTCAGCCGCAGCCACCTCGGACAGCCACGCGGGTGCCGGCGGCACGCCCGGTGGTGCGTCGATCCCGGCCTTATGCGGACCCCTAACGCGAGAGCCGCGCAGACTAAGAATTGCTTTAGGCGTCGGCTTCCGGCCCTTACCCATCTGAACTGCCTCCAGGTCGACGATTGATGGGACGATTTATTTCGCACCCCCTGTTTTCGGCCGCGAAACGCAAACTTTCAATTTCGGCCATGCGTTTTCTTCGGTTACGACCGTGGTTCGCCAAACCGCACCCCCCCG